TTTCGTTGGTACATAAGCTCCGATGACATCGTATGTATGATTTGTGACAATGAGTGGGACATTTGCTTGACCTAGTTTGAGTGTGAGCATACGAAATGCACCTTTGACAAGTTGTGATTTAGTCATGTCTCTGACGTTCTTGTCTTCTAGTGCATCTTTGATTTCTTTTTCAGTAGAAAGCATGCCTAATGAGTCTAGAACGAATAGACATGGTGTTCTTTCTTCTGTTGGTTTATCTAGATATATGTCTAACGCTTTGAGTGCTTTGTTACGGAACTCCTCTACAGTGACAACCTCGATATGTCCGACCCTTTTTGTATCAATTCTTCTAGACTCAAGTAATTCTCTATTGACCGCAGACTCAGTATCGAAATAAAGGACGTAACCATTAGGATTATTATCCAGAAAATTTTTGACGACTGCAAGTGAGAAATAAGTTTTTCCAGTTGACGTTTCACCAGCAATAGCAGTAATGCGATTGCTAGAAACACCGCCCAAAATAGACCCACTAACGAGTCCATTAAAAATGTACGATCCAGTGTCAATATATCTCTCAGTATCTGTCTTATCGGATGCGATTTTCGCATAGTCAGAACCAATCTCCTTTACTATTTCGTTCAATAAATCCATAATTAATTTTCCTTTTTAGGGTAATAAACTTCAACATAAGACTCACACTTAGGACAGTGTAAGTTAGTCACAAAACTGTACTCCTCAAGGTGGTCACAATCATTGTCACCACCCCATATAAGTTTTGTGTCACAGTGCCAACAATTCATATGCCAAGAAGTTTACGTTGTCTTTCAAAGTATCCGTGTAGAATCCATGAACTGCTGTTCATTTTATCTGTGCCACCGATACCCCACTCAAACTTTACTCTATCATCGTTGACGAATTTGTCAAGTTCTGGTGTGTTTCCCTTGGCACGATCACCACCATTACAAAAGATGACCTGCTCTGAGATGTCAAGACACTTGTCTATTGCACCACAAGCAGAGTCATCAGCATCATCCCATGATATCACAGCGTCAACCATGTCAAGATGACGTATTATATCAGCACGTTCAGTCCATGACTGAAAGTATTGACCTTTCTTTCTCTTCAACCAAGGATCACCATTCAGACCGACCACCAAATAGTTGGATAAGTCCTTTGCTCTCGCAAAATATTGTATGTGACCACTGTGTATAGGATCAAATCCACCTGTTACCAGACTAATCTTATCAAAAAACATTACTTCTTGAAGTATTTGTTTATGACATCTATCTGATCCTGATACTTAGCAATAATATTCAGTTCATTTTCTATTGCCTCTGTGATATCAGAGTGCTCTCCGATACCTGCAGGGTTAGTGAGGTACACCTCCACATTAGCTACATGTTTTTGGATATCTCCCTGTGCATGTGCTAGAAGTGCTCTGATAAGTTGTTCTCTCATTAGATTACCATCCCGTATTGTTCTCTAAGTATTTTTTTATAAGGTCCGTCAGGGTTTTCCTCCCTAACTTCCTTGACAAGTTTCAGTTTTTGATACAATGAAGAAGATCCTCCCAAAGTCAAAGCGTTGACAATGACAGCAAGTTCTTTATCGTTGATAGGTAAATCCATTTAGTAATAGTGTCGTGTACATTATAGCATCAAACAAAAAAAGAGTCTAGTGTTGCAATCTTTTCGACTGACCAACCAATAGCATCCAGTATCGCCTTCAGTGGTTCGATAAATGACTTATCAAACTGTAAATCGTAATCAATATATGGTGCTAGACCTAGTTCTACAGGGAAATCGTTGATGAATGATATAACATTCTCTCGTATCGGGTTCGGATTTTTTAGATAACAAAATCTAATTTTCTCACCGTTGTTGATTACATTATATTTACCCAACAAATTTTTCTCTTTTAGATAATGATTGAATAAAAGTGATCCTCTGACATGTATTGGTGTTCCTTTCTGGTAGATAGTCAAGTGACTCCTATACTTTGCAACATTGTTACAAGTTCTAGGAAATGCTATGTCAGCAGGGTTCATATTACGAAACTCTGTCCTCATTTTCTTGATATATTCTTGCACATTGTTCTCTGACTCGTTCATAATGATACTGATAGCATCCTTGATCATCTTACGACATGGTGCAGGGGTAGATGACTTGACTGCTTCGATGCCCATCATCTTCAACTTTGGTTCTGCAAATCTAACTCCCTCTATATCCCATGCATTCAGCATATATCTCTTCTTTGCTGTCCATATACCACGTTCAGCGATGGTTTCTCGCTTCATGAACATCTTTTGTTCGTATGCGTTTACGTACGAGGCCAACGCTTCGTAAGAACTCGAAATATACTTCTCAAGTTCCACCTGACACACCTTATCAATGAACGAAACAATCCCCTCAGTAGTCTTTTCTCTACCTTCGTATACCCTACTGACCAAATCACCCATATGCAGGTAAATAGAATCAGTGTCACTGGCAATAACATAGTCTTTCTCCTCTGTTTTTAGTACTTTGTTCATGTATTGATTGATTTTACGCTCGATCCACCGAATGCTGAACTGACCTCCGAGAGTAATCGCTTCAGCATTCGCAAGCATATAATAACGAAAATAGTTGTTACCGATAGCACCATAGGCACTATTAAGTTGAATCTTTTTCGCCATCTGGATGTTGTTGCACCTTGCAATTTCCTTTTCGAGACGCTTTGTAGGGGTCTTTTCATACTCCTTTTTCGCCTCAAGCATTTTCTTTTTGAAGATAACTCTTTCATTGTAAATTTTCTCCATCAATTTGGGTAGAAAACCACGTTTCTTTGTGGTAAACATGGCACCGTTAGGACACACGGTAACATCTTTGAGACCTGATAGATCTACCTCCTCATTCAACAGTTTATCAACAGAAACTGAGGGAAACCGTTCATCAAGAACAGTCTCAGGAGATATATTATACTGCATTATAAGATGAGGATACAGTGAATTCAAGTCAAAAGACACAACCCAATCATACATGCCAGGTATAGGTTCTTTTACATAGGCACCTGCATACTTTTCACTCTTATCATGATCTTTCTTGGGTGGTATGACTATACCTTTTCTCTTCAAATCGTTGTATATTATCATATCCCACATACGAACTTGATAAAACACATCAGTAAAGTTTACCTTTGCGTCAAATGCCATAGTGATAGCAAGTTCTATCAATTTCATCTTCTCTTCTAGTCCGTCAACCAATCTAACGTCTTGTACGTTGTAATCTACGAACTTATTCCATGATTTTGTGTAGAAATCCTTGAATGTATCATATTCTGAGTGATCAAGTTTCTTCTTCCCTAGTTCTACTTCACCGATATAATCAAGTCTGTATGATTCTTGTGCCTTGTATGTGAATTTTTTGTACAAATCTAGGTAATCAAGCACAGTCACACCACCAATATCATAAACAAGGTGTGGTCTACCTGCCATGTAGATCTCTTCATGTGTGACGAGTCCCCATGGTGACAATTTCTTAGATGCCTTCTCACCTAACACCCTTGTTATCCTCTTTGCAAGGTATGGTATGTCATATAATTGACAATTCCACCCTGTGACCACCTCTGGTGGTGTCTTAGACCAGTAATTTATGAAGTGAGTTAGTAAATCATACTCATCATTACACTGCACATACTTGACCATCTTGTCTTGTGTCCTGTAAGGACCTACACCAAAGGTCAGAATACGTTTAGTATTGTAATCTTGTAGTGATATAAGTAGCATCTCCTCATCACACTTCTCTACAGTAGGGAATCCATTTTCAGACTGAACCTCGATATCAATAGTGACAAGGTTCATCTTCTTGATGTCAAATTTTATCTCATTCTCTGGGTATCTGTCAGAAATATATTGATATATGTACCTATTGTTGCCATATATCTCAAAATTATCTACATTCTCATGACTTCTAATAAACTCTCTGGTCTCTCGCACTGTGCCAGGTTGTATACTCTGCACATATTTGCCATCTAGAGTCTTATATTTTGTCTTTTTCTTACTAGGAACAAACATCGTAGGTTGAAAAGACTCCCTTGATGTAAAACTTTTTCCATTTTCATACCCACGGACGAGAAAATCATTCCCGACCATCTGCACGTTTGTATAATATCTCACTTACTTAGCAATCAATGCTTGATACTTGTCAAGTTGTGTTTTATCTGGTTCTATTATAGTAAGAAAACTGTCTGAGTGCACCATCATTTCTCTTTGCATAGTAAATGATGGCCATGACTCAAGAAATTCACCCTTCAATTCAAAAGGGTCTATGAGTTTACAATCTGGTTCACCCATTTCAGATCCAACCTCTTCTAATCTTGCAATAAGAACGAGGTTGTTTTTGAATAATATAATTTTGATCATAATGAAAGACTTCTAGATTTCAAGTTTACCACAACTGTACGTACTTTGTCAATGTAACCTTGATTTCTGAGTTCTTTGAAGACCATATTTTCAAAACCATACTCACCATATTTCTGTAGAGACACTGATCTACTATCTCTTAGTTTTTTGACCAGTTCTCTCAATCCCTCTGCATTCTCATTCTTGATAAATGCAT